TAGTTTGTCTATGAATTTTTCAAACTTCTTACTATCACTCTTCTTTCTAACAATAACTTTTACAATTTTGTTTTCATATTCACGAGTGTCAAAAGTTTGGTGGGGAGTGTCCTCATAGTAGATGTTGTAAAACATCCTGTTTGGATTGTTGACTGCGATTTTATTCAGAGTATCCGTATCAAAGATATGGAATCCACGAGCATCTTTACAATCATTCCAGAACATCTCATAGGGGTTACCTAGATAGAAGATTTTTCCGTTGTCCGATCGAGTGTGATAGTGTCCCGAGAAGACATGGGAGAACTTCTCAAATAGTTCGCACCCCATACCGTCTTCCATGACGTGCCCGCGATGAGCTCTGAATCCGTTGAGCTCAAGGTGCCCCATCGCACAGACGCTAGATGTAGTTTCAATAGCGTTGACAGTTTTTTGATAATTTTCTGCATTGATCCAAGGAATAAAAAGTACTTTTAATTTATCTAATTTAACTTCTGTTGGTTCTGAATATATTATTACATTGTCATATTCACGAAGCAACAGATCCACTGCATTAAGTTGATTCGTGTTCTTATAGTATGCAGTATGATTACCAACAATAGTATGAACCTTAACTCCCATATCACGGAGTTTGTCATAGTAATTGTCTTTTGCCCAAGCAAGTGCTGAAAAATCAACACCTTTGCGACTATCAAAGGTATCTCCCATATCAATGATCGTGGTTATACCTTCTTTCTCTAGGGTTGGAAAGAATACCTCATTATAGAACTTTAGAAAATAATCATGAAAGAGTTTAGAGTTCTTTCGTGCTCCAAAGTGTTGGTCAGTAATAATAGCAACTTTCATCAGCGTCTTACCAGTGGTCGGTTTCCGTATTTTGTAGCAACTATATTACCAGCTAAAGTTATTCTTGTTCCATTGTATTTGTGTTCAGGAACGTTATGCTTTAAATGTGCTGGAAATATAACTAATCGTCCCTCTTTAGGAAAAATTCTTTTATTAAATCCAAAAGACTGGAAGCACAATGGAGAGTAATATCTTTTTGATTTTAAAAAATAGACCATTGCAAGGTGATCTGGTACATGATCATGCCATATTGCGTGCTCTCCTTTTCTATAGATATTTGCCCAAAAATCTAAGAACTGACAATTTGGATTATGCCACAGAAATTTATTTGCGTGACTTAGAGTAAACATCTTTAGATACTCAATTTGAAGAGAAGAAATGTGCCACTCTGTCATTGTAGCTTTGACATTCGTTTCTTTGTTTTGAACGTCTTTATAGGTTTTTAAAACTGGTAGAATTTCTTCCTTCAATTCTTTGTGATTTGGATAATCAAGAATTAGAATTTTAGTTTTTGGGTGGACAAAACATTCCATTCAATAACGCAATTTACTATGGACAGCATCTTTGATACTATTATAGTCGCTATAGTTGGATCCGTCAATGGTGTTGTTGTCATCAAACACTTCATTGAAACCAGATCTCTCAATGATTTTATTCTTAATCTCTAACTGACGCTTCTCTCTTTGAATTCTACGGAGGAATGCGTAGTGAATGATTTGAGTAAAGTATGCAAAAGGATTCTGTGACTTCTCTGGATTGAAGTTGTGAATGTACTGAACACAATTCTCAATGCCATCGGAGATCATATCTTCCTTGAACATATAGTTCACGAAGTTTGGTTTGAATGACAGGTGATTGGCAATCTTCAGGAAACACTCTCCAATGTAGCGAGGAATAGGAGGTTTAGTGTCCCATCTACCAGATCTATCATCTTTCGTCGGAATCCTACCATACTTCTTAATAAAAGAATTTTCAACATTGCTGCGGTATTCAACCAGAGCAGCAAGAAACTCTTTATTGTTTACGTAGTGTTCAGATCTCTTTCTTCTGGTCATACCTGAAGTTATCATAAATTCTTTTCATATCTATGTAGAAAGTATAACACTTTCATTAATAGTTGACAAGTTTTGAAATACTCAGTAGAATAACTCTGTTGGGTTCAAAGAGAAGGCTCTAGGTACTCTTAAAGATTTTCTCTAAGAGCTCTTTTGCATCATTTACGTTTGACAGATATCCCATGCTCCTAGTGAGTTTGGAATTGTTTCCTTCTTTATTGGATTGTCTAACGTAGTTTTGATACATTGATATCATTTCAATATCAGAAGATTCAGTCATCGTCAATACATCAGTAATATTAATGATGAACATATCTTCTTTTGTAGTCTTAAGCCAGGGTTCAAGTTTGTATCCCATTATATTGCCGTTCTTTGTTTTTATTTCGGCAATTACAATTGGATTAGAAACCAGAAGCATTGTTCTGTCAACTTCTTCTGAAGCTGCTACCTTTGCATAGATTTCTTCACCTGTTTTTAATTTAATTGTTGCGTAAAAATCGTCCTCTATCATACTTTTAATTGGATAGTGATTATGTCATAGTTAAAATTTTCTTCATTATAAATTTTGATTCTTTCTATGAAATGATTGAGAGTATAGTTTCTTCTGGACTTGGTTGAACAATCATCAGAGATGTCGTACAGAGTTGCTTTTACTTTGTCTTTTCCTTTTCTAAGAACTCGTCCAATGCTTTGAAGGTTTCTGATTCTGGATTTGCTTGGTGAGGCGAAGATAACATTATGGAGATTTTTAATATTGATACCAGTAGAAAAAGTTCCATAAGAGGCAACAATAATTGCGTTGTTTTCTCTTTCGGTGATTTCTCTAACTAATTCTCTTTCTTCAGCATCAACACCGCCATGTATAAAGAATACCTTTCGGTCTTCACTCTTATTCTTATTTATCTGATCGTATAACACTGCTCCATGTGCTTCTACTCTGGCAAAAAGAACAAGAGTATTTCCCTTTAGATCTAAAGTAAGATTGGTAATAAATCTATTCCTTTGCTCATGCGAAATAAGATATTGAATTTCATCCTCATAAGTTTCAAACTTTTGTGGTGAATGTTTTAATACAAGACACTGAATATCTAATTGAGAAAGGAATCCTTGTCTCATTAACTCATCAGTTTTTGTAACTTTGTATGATGGTCCAAAGAGACCTTCTAAGACCCACTTATGCGTCTGTGTACCATCTAAAGTTCCTGTGAATCCAAATCTATACTTGGCATGATGTAATTTTGTCATTATAGATATTAAAGACTTACTCTTGAAAAGATGAGCTTCATCTCCTATAATTACATTGTAGTCTTCAAAGAAAGATCTCTCCAGTTTATACACTGACTGCCAAGTAGTAATTGTAACTGGAGCATCATTACTCTTCTCTCTTCCAGAATAGATTCTGTGGCAATATGAATCAGCATCCCAACCGTAATCAAGGAAATCCTTGTACATCTGCTCTACAAGAGATGTCGTCGGAACAACTAAAAGAATTTTTTGTCCTTTATCCACATAATATCTTACGACAGAATAAACCATCAGTGATTTGCCGCTGGCAGTGGGGCTTATCAATAGTTTTCTATTATGCTTTAGGGCATCATATACTCCCTCAATTTGATACTTCCTGGGAGTATGGGCACAAATGGACTGCATATAATCCTTGACACCCTCATATGAAATGTTATCATTCTCTTCATAGGGAGTGCCATAGAATTTATTGTTTTCAAACTTATAGGTATATCCGTACTGCTCACAGAAATTTATAAGTTTATCCAAAAGACCCACATAGATCTGTTTGGATCTCATATCATATAAATGAATTTCTCCATTCCAATTCCTGTTCCTATACTGAGGCATGAATTTCATATTAGGAACTTCAAACTTGAAGTGATCCCTCAGTTCATACTCAATATGAGGTTCGGTTTTTATTTTTAGAAATACTTCGTTGGATTTTGAGATAACAAGATTGGCTGTCGTATCAATCACATGAATCCATTCATCTATGGGTATTTATTCTCTTTCCTGAAATGCTATGCTCATTCTTCCTGGAATTCTATCTGGCATAAACGTGCTAGGTTCTGTTCCTCTATGAATCCATCTAGCATCAAATACAACCAATCTTCCTGGTTTCGGTGCTACTCTTTGTGGAGTTTCTGATTCTTCTTTTTTAAATTCTGTATGTCCACCCCAAGATTCTTCCCACTCAGGGTTTAAATAAAACATATGTGTGTGCCCACCAGGATCGGTGTGAAATCCTGGTTTATCACATTTTCTAAAACAATTATAATAACATCTACCAATATTACTAATATCAAAATTCTTGTTCAGTTTTTGTAGAAAATAATTCTCAACAGGAGTGAATAATTCTCTTGGAATAACATGTGCCAAAGTTATTGATCTATTTGGATTATCCCAATCAGTATCGCATCCAAAATACCATGGCTTATTCATTAGAAGATCCAACTCAAGATCTTCTAATATTTTTTTATCAATGTAGTCATCATATATTTCTAACTTCATCACATTTCCTCTAACCTAATCCTGAGTTAAACCTCATGAACTCAATCGCATTTTTAATTTGATATGTGCGATTACTAATTTGCTTCAGAATACTTTCAATGTATACAAGCATCGTGTCATAGTAATCAATCTTCAAACAGACTGTTGAAAGTTTCTCGTCAGCATCAAGATACTTTTGCATTGTATCTTTATCCCTTATCTTTTTTGGAAAAGGATTTTCTATATAAACATCTGGGTCTGCCTTACCTGAGAAATATTCATATCTTTCGTGACGAATATTTTTTCGCTGTTGCTCAGCTTTCTTTCTCATCAAAAAAATGGTATTATATAATTCAAAGTATTTTGCATGAAGAGTGGGGACATTGGTAGATTCTGTATGGAGATTATCCATATCAATCTTTGCATCCTTCTCCCACATCTCTTGAAGTTTGTCAAGATCTATCATAAAGGATTGTTGCTCAAATCGGTTATATCGTAAATAGTATACTTGAAACTTACGTCTGCTGTAAAGTACTGAATGTCAGTATCAGTAGCATCAAACGTAATTGTTGACAAGGAGTATGGGAATAAATCTTTAAAGTTGACGTTGAACTTTGCAACCAAATTGCTGCTTAGGATCTGTAAAGTTCCGTCAGAATAAATGTTGTCACCAGAGTTTCTAAAGTATTTGTTTGGTAATACTGCACCACTTTCCAAATCAGAAAATTCTTTTGGGGATTCTGGAAATCCAAGTCCACGAATCCACTTCTGAATTTCCATGTAGTTTGTTAAATCCTCATCAACTAGAAAAGTTAAAGTCAAATCACCAAAACTAATTTTGTCACCTGGAGTATCAATGTCTTTCAGATATGTGGGTTGAATTGCAACTCCGAGATCTAATGAAGGAATATTGGCAGAATTGCAAAAGAAAGCAACACCAGGACTTCTCTTCAGAGTAAATTTAAACCCTGTAGGTGATAAAAAATTTCTATTGTCAATGGGTGTTATTGCCATCTTTTGTTTTCTAATTATTTAGATAAAAAAAGAGGGGTCCGAAGACCCCTCCAATTAACTCTTGTGAGTATAGATCACATGAGGTTCTTAACAGCAACTCTTCTGTAGTAGCGGTTCTGGTTAACGGTGAGAGCACCGAGACCCTGAGTGGTTCCTTCAGCGAATGGGTTAGCGACGAGACCATAACGGGTCTTGAAGCCGATCTTAGGCTGGAAGGAGTTCTCGCCAACGGCACGAACCATCTGGAGAGGAACGTATGGGCAATAGAACAGACCAGCGTCATAAGGTGAAGAACCCTTATAACCGACAACGTAGTACTGGTTACCAGCACTTGAGTTACCTGCGGTCAGGTTTGCAGAATAAGGATCGATATAAACACGATACTTACCTTGCAGAACACCAGCAAAGGTGTTGCCAGTGTCATCAACGTTCAGGTTAGCGTTGAGTGCAGGGGTGTAGTCGAGAACACCAGCCATGGTCAGTGCTGAAGCAACGTCAGCAGAGCACAGGATGATGTTGCCCTTTCCTCTACGAGTTCTTTGTGCGATTGCGTTAGCGT